GGATTGCCAACATTTTTATTAGCACAACCAGGACCACCACCAACAGATAGTTGGGTAAGATTCGCAGTACAATATGATTTTTATGCACCACAAGAATCTAATTTCTTTATGGTAGAAGATACAATATCAGGTGACACAGTAATGTTTCATCAACCAACGGTAGCACATGAATATTTAGATACAATTATAAACATAAACTCTGGAAATTACGTAGTTACTTTAACTGATAATTATGGAGATGGTTGGTTATCACAAAACCCAGCTTGGTTTAAAATGATGAATGATTGTCAAGGACCTATAATTAACTTTGATCCATTAACACTACAATTTTTTACTTTAGATACATTAGTTAATATATTACCGTGTGCACCTCCTATTATGGGATGTTTAAATCCGGATGCAGCAAACTATGATTCTACAGCTACAATATCAGATGGATCTTGTGTATATGAAGTTAGTTTTGTTTTAGATATGACTTATTATCCATATCCTTTTTTAACACCTTATGTAACTGGTGATTTTATTAATTGGACTGATTCTATGCCAATGGTAGATCCCGATGGTGATAATATTTGGGAATATACAACAACTCTACCACCAGGACAATATCTTTGGAAATACATGTTAGATAATTGGACAATTCAAGAATTACCACAATTAGGTCCAAATTCAGTTTGTTTTCAACCAGATGGACAAGGTTTTATCAATAGAACATTAAATGTAATAGATTCAGGAATTAATTTACCTCAAGTATGTTGGGAGTCTTGTTTACCTTGTGGTGCTGTTTTAGGTTGTACAGACTCAGTAAGCCCTAATTTTAACCCATGGGCAAATATAGATGATGGTTCTTGTATTACTATTCCTTCATGTTCAACAGGTCAAACACCTATTGCTATAGTAGTTATTCCCGATAATTATGGGGGAGAATTAAGTTGGAAATTGTTTGGTGATAGTGGACTTGTAGCCGAAGCACCTACAGGAACTTATTCAGGAGCTCAACAAGGATTACCTATTTCTACTTTTGTTTGTGTTGACACAAACCAACTTTATGATTTAGTAGTCGAAGATAGTTATGGAGATGGTTTATGTGGTACATGTTTTGGAGGAACTGTTGATGGTAACGTGGTAATTTTAGATTGTGATGAAAATATTATTTATAACTTACAAGACGATTATCCTGATGGTAATTTTAATTATTTAGCAACATCACCTCAATTTGAACCTGCAGTATGTGATTTGTATGTGCCCGTTGGTGGTTGTACTAATCCTTTATCAACAACATTTAATGTAAATGCTGATTTTGATGATGGAAGTTGTGGACCCCCAAGAACAGTAGGTTGTACAGACACAAACTCTTTTAATTATGATACAACTGCAAATACAAGTGAAAATATATTTGGATATTATACTTTAGAAATATTTGATGGAGCATCTGATGGGTGGGGAGGTACATGGTTAGGTTTACAACAAGGTGATTGGGTATCTTCACAATATAAAATGGGAGCTAATGATGGTAATAGTATTTCATTTCAAATACCATTAAATATATATGAACCAGTATCAGCATATTTGTTTGCAACTCCTCAATCAATAACTTCAATAGATCAAATTGCATATAAACTTACGGGACCAACAGGTGATACACTTATTGAAGTTCTTTATTGGGACGCTATCCCTTTTCCATATGTTTTAGAAGTTGAAGATTTACCAACATTTGGTAATGTATGTATTCCAGTAATATATGGTTGTACAGATACATCAGCATTAAATTATATTCAACCAACAGGTGATCCTTTAATAGATGTAAATACTGATAATGGAAGTTGTATTTCAATAATGTATGGTTGTACTAATCCGTTAGCATTTAATTACGATTCATTAGCTAATACAGATGATGGTACATGTGTCGCAACAGTATATGGTTGTATGGATACATCAGCTTACAATTATAACTCTTTAGCAAATGTATCAGATGGTAATTGTATATATTTAGGTTGTACAGATAATATTGCTTGTAACTATGATTCTAATGCAAATGTAGATAATGGAGGATGTACTTATCCAATTCAATATTATAACTGTTATGGAGTTTGTATATTAGATACAGATGGTGATGGAGTATGTGATGAATTAGAAATTTTAGGATGTACTAATCCTTTATCAATTAATTTCAACTCAATTGCAACTGATGATGATAGTACATGTATTCCATATGTGTATGGCTGTACCGATTCTACAATGTTTAATTATTCTATAACTGTTAATACAGATGATGGTTCTTGTATTCCTTATATTTATGGTTGTACAGACCCAACAGCATTTAACTATGATGTAAATGCAAATACAAATGATAGTTCTTGTATATCAGTTGTAATTGGATGTATGGATCCTACAATGTACAACTTTAATCCAAATGCAAACACATCATCAGGAAATTGTATCCCTTACATTTATGGTTGCACAGATAGTACAGCATTTAATTATGACCCTTTAGCTAATACTGATAATGGAACTTGTCAAATAATTATTTATGGTTGTACTAATCCAATTGCATTAAATTATAACCCACTAGCAAATACAGATGATTTATCTTGTATATTACCAATTTACGGATGTACAGATTCAACTCAATTTAATTATAATCCATTAGCAAATACAGATAATGGAACATGTATACCATTTCTTTATGGTTGTACTAATCAAAATGCTTTAAATTACGATCCAAATGCAAATACAGATGATGGTAGTTGTATTTTACCAATTTACGGATGTACAGATTCAACAATGTGGAATTACAACCCTTTAGCAAATGTTGATAATGGATCTTGCGAATCTTTTATTTATGGTTGTACTGATCCTTTAGCATATAATTATAATCCTTTAGCTAATACTACAGATAATTCATGTTGTTTAATTGCAGGATGTACAGATTCTAATGCTTTAAATTATAATGAGTTTGCTTGTTATGATGATAATTCATGTATAGAAATTATCTCAGGATGTACAGATGTGTCAGCTTGGAATTATGATCCCTTAGCTAATGTTTCTGATTCAACAGCATGTTTATATAATGCTGGTTGTTATGGAGGACCCGGAGTACCATATTGGTTAAATGATGGATGTTATGCTTGGGTAATTGATATAGATGATTATTGTTGTACCACAGATTGGGATGCTTCATGTCAATCAATGTATAATTACTGTCAACAAGGATGGCCAACATCAATTGAAGAAGCAGAATCGGGAACAATAATAGTTTATCCAAACCCAACACAAGATATATTAAATATAGATACTAGATTAATAGTAGATATAGAAGTACATGATATGATGGGAAGATTAATTACATCTAAACAAAAAACAAAAAGAATAGATTTAACAAATACACCTAAAGGAATATATAATTTATCTATAATTTATGATAAACTTAGAATAACTAAAAGAATAATAAAACAATAAACAGCTTCTAAAATAATTTTATATTTATTACAGAATAATACATTATACACATGGCAAACGATAAATTTTATGGGTATAACCCAAAAAAAGAAAAACCTTTAAAAACCCAGGGACAAATATATTCAGGGGCAGAAAAATCAACTAGAAAAGGTCAAGTAACTCATGGCACTTATGCTAATATAGGTAATCGTTTAGATAGAGTTAATCCATATGAATTTAGAAAAGGCATGGATCATGAATTAACTCAAATGGGTGTTTCTAGATTAGCAGAATCTACAGTAGAAGAAAGAGAAAAAGCTACAGAATCTGTTCTTAAAAATTTAGAAAGTAAACACCCAGCATATTATTCAGCTTTAATTCAATTTGAAAGAGGAATGAGTCAAGGTGGGCAAATTAAAGAAACTACATTTAATAAATTCTTAGAAACATATTCTAGAGGCCATGGAGACGGAATGATGTCAGTAGAAAAAGAATTTAAAGACGATAAAATGGTAGAATTAAAAGAATCTATAAAAGATCAAATAAGAAAAAAACTATTATCAGAATGGAAAATATCTGAACAAAAAGAAGATGAAGAAGATGAAGATATAACTGATAAAAAATCAAAAACAAGAGCTAAAAAAGCAGCTAAAGGAATGGCTCGTTTTGAACAAGAAATGGATGCTATAAAGGCATTACTATATGGACAAGATAAACAAGGAAATATAGGAACTGAAGACGAACCAATGAAAGGTAGCTTAATTGCTTTAAAAGATAAACACTTAGACGTATATAAAGCAGATAAAGATATTGAAAAATATAAAAAAGCTATTACACTACCAGATGCTATTATTAAAAAATTAGAAAAACATACTGAAAAATTTGGTCAAACAGAAAAAGGACTAGGTAATAAAGTTACTCTTGATGATATTAAAGGTGATAACATTCCAGCAACTATTAAAAAATTAGAAGCTAGAATGTCAGACATTAAAAAAGAAGAAGAAGAATTTTTATTAGAAAAAAATAATGAAAAAAATGAAATAGCATCTACTGATATGACTAGAGCTAATCATTTAAGATTACTTGAAATAATTAGATCACATGGTATTTCTCTTAGAGAAGGAAAAGATTCAATAAAAATATATTACGAAATAGCTAAACAAGCTTATTTAGAAGGATTATCTAAAGGACTTAAATTATAAACTATGAAACTATCAGTACTTAAAAACATTATTAAAGAAGAAATTACAAAACTTCAATACAAACAACCCCTTAATGAAGATATGGGAGCTTGTGCACAAATGTTTGATACAGGTGATATGCCTGGTGGTTATAATCCTAATGCTTGGAGAGTAGGTTTTGCAAAAACATTGGGAAAAATATATTTTAAGGGAGCAGCAAATGTTCCTGATGCACTTATGCAAAACCCATATGCTAATTTTCCTTCAACTGCTGAAATTCAACAAAACCCACAAGGACAAACAAAAGCTTGTACTTTTTTACAAGGTAGAATAAATGGATGGCAAAGTAAATTAAATAATGCAGGTCCTAAACGTAAAAACATGCTAAATGATAGAATAGGATTAGCTAATTGTATGATGATGAATGCCTTTTATTGTTAATAATTATATAAAAACGTTATGATAAAATATTTAAAAAATTTATGGAATGCTATCTGGAATTCAACAGATGTAGATGAAAAAGCAGAAGCAGCATTAAAAGAAGTAAAAGCTAGAATAGCTGAAATGAAAAAAGAATTAGCAGATGTTAAAGCAGCTGCTAAAAATACAGTTGCACAAGCAAAAGATGTTGTAGATGCAGCTAAAGGAAAAAAAAGAAAAGGACGTAAACCTTATAAACGTAAAAATAATAATAACTCCAAAAAGTAAAAAAATGAATTTAAAAGAATTAAAATCAATGATAGCTGAAGAATATAATAAATATTTGGAAGAACAAGCAGCTCCAAATGTAGCCGTATCTGACGCTGATGTAGATGCAACAGGAGGTGATGAAGATGCAGAAAAAACACTCCGTGATATCTTTGAAATGTTAAAAGATTATTTTGAAGGTGATAACACTGCAGGTGCTGAAGATGATGATGAAGCACCAAAAGATGAAGCACTTCAAGAAAGATTTAAAAAATTAGCCAACATACTTAAAGGTTAAAAATTTATGACTCTTAATGAGTTATTGTTAGAGTGGTCCTATAGAACTCAAAAGGGATATCCATCTTTGGATAACCCTTCTGATGTCTTTATTCTAAAAACTTTATTAGAAAAATTAAATTTACCATCAAACACTATCATTGATAGAATGTCTGAAGCTTCTTTAAACCCAGGCGAGTTAAGAAAAGATCGTACTCCTAATAGAGCTGAAACTTTTCTTAAAAAAATTGAAAATGATGAAGAATTTGAATTAATGGATGGTTCTATGATTACTATAGATAAAGAACAATCAGCTGATTCAATACAAAAATTAAAAGATAAAGACTTTAATAAACTAATTTTTACTGATACTACAGGTAAAAAATTAAAATTAAATCAATTTAAAAAAACTAAAGAATTTGGAGCAGGATCAGGCGCTGGAGGTGGTACTGTAGATACTAGAATAATGGAATCAGCACATTGTTTTGGTTTAGCTATAGCATATTATGTTAAAGGTGAAAAAATTACTAAAGATGATTTAGTTAGAGAAAAGTTTAAACAAGCTCAACCTCATGTAGATGTAGATGCTTCTATAGATGAAATAGAAGAATTTTTAGAAAGAAAACCTTTATGGTATGAATCTACAACTAAATCTGTTAATCAAATTTATGATTTATTTCCTAATAATAATTTTAAATTTCATAGAGGTTCTGAAAAAATAAAAGACATATATTTAGCTTGGCAAACAGCTAAAAAAGAAAAAGGATTAAAATTGATGGATGATAAATGGAATCCAGCTGATATATGGTTAATATCTCCTAAAATAAATAATGTTTCATTTTCAAATAATTTAGAAATATTAAATGGACAAATTTCTAGTTTTTATGAAGATAGTGATTTAATTGGGGTATCATTAAAAATGATAGGTAAAAAAGCTAAAGCAACTTCAAAAGTATTTGGTGATCCTAATATACCCCCTGGAAATGAATACAAATACGAAGGTTATAAAACCACAGTTAAATCATCTACAGTTGAAATTCAATATACTGGTGGGTCTATAACATGTAGAAATTTTAGTGTTGAAACTGGATGGTCTACAGAAATAAAAGGAAAAGCAGCCCAAGGAGGTAAATGTGGCCATACAGGAGTAAATGATATTTTAAAATTAAATAATGTATTACAATTACCTCTTCAAAAAGATACATTAGCTGCTTTTAAAATTAATGACTCCGAATATTATAATAAATTTTATTATTTATTTGATAGATTTGTAGAAAATATAAATGATAAAGATTTTAAAAAGTTATATGATGAAAAACCACTTTCTTGGAAAACATCTAATTTTATGGGATTAGAATTTTTAGAACGTTTAGAAGATAATCCAGAACAAGCAGATGAAATTCTTAACGATGTAATGCGTTATGCTTCATCATCAACAAAAATATCCTCTCAGTTTATAAAAATATCTTAAAATGGATGGAAAAACCAGACGAATTTAAAAATATACACCGCTCAGGAACTAATATAATGTCATTTTTTGATGATAATGATAAAGAATATAATTTACAAAAACAACAATCTGCAGCAGATTTAAAAAAACAAAAATATTTAAAAAATATTGAGTTATTAAAAGAACTTATTGAAAAAAAAGGAATAAAAGATGAGTTAAATCGTATAATAGCAATTGGTTATTTAATTGAAACAACAGATTTTCTTAATTTAGAACCTGACCGTAAAAAAATATTAAAAAAAAATATGACTTGGTGTAATCAACTTTATAAACAATACATAAATGAAGATTAAAAATATTGAAAAATTTTTAGAGGATTATTATCCTAAAAAAGAAAAAATAAAAAGAACAAAACCTCGTAAAAAAGATTTGGTTTTTATAGATAAAAGTCATATAGTAAAACAAAATAAAAAATAAAATTATGGCTTACGAAAGACAAATAAATGAACATTTAGATAGATTAGACCAATCTTTTGCACGTTTACATACAATGATTAAAAGAGGTGAAAATAAAGCTGCTAGTCGTTATATGTTAGAAGGAGAATTAAAAGACCGTTTTGAAGATCTTAGAAATATAATAAATATATCCCATTCAAATAATTATGGGGCTAGAGATGTTCAAAATACACGTCCACTTTAATAAAAAATAAGTTATGTTATCAGCAGAAAAAATCCAATCAAATTGGAATAGGTATATTACTGAAATAAAAACTAATATATCTAAAGAAAGAACAAATATATTAATTCCCTTTTTAGAAAAATATAAAGAAAGAATGATGATGATGCCCGCATCAAGTAAAAATTGGCACCATTCAGCATTTGCAGGGGGTTATGTTGATCACGTTTTACGTGTATATGACTGTGCAAATGAATTATATAAAACGTGGAATAAAATGGGTGGTGATATATCTACATACACCGTTGAAGAAATGCATTTTGTTGCTTTATTCCATGATTTAGGCAAGATGGGTCAACAAGAAGGTGAATATTATCAATTAAATGATTCACAATGGCATATTGATAAATTAGGTCAAGTTTATAAATTTAATACTAATATTCCCGCAATGAAAATACCAGAACGTTCTTTATTTTTATTACAAGAAATAGGATGTAAAGTAAGTCAAAATGAATATATTGGTATTAAAATACATGATGGTTTATATGATGAGAGTAATAAGTTTTATTTTATGTCTGGTATGAAAGAAACAAAATTAAGGTCACATTTACCATTATTAATGCACCAAGCAGACCATATGGCAGCTCAAATTGAATTTGAAATTTGGAATAGCACTACAAATTCAATACCTAAACAATCATCTAAACCTAAAAACGGTAGTAAAGGTGATAAAACATTAAGAGCAGCTAAAAAAGTTAACACAGAAAATAACCCGAATCTATCTAAAGCAACTATTGATGTTATAGATTCATTCTTTAAAGATTAATTATGATTACCCTTAGCATTATATTGACAATAGTATTAACATCTTCTTTTTTTATAATTAGAAATTTAATAATTAAAAATGAAAGATTAGAAGATTTTATATCAAAACAAAGTGAAGCTATAGAAGCATGTGATCGAAGATTAAAAGAATTAGATAATAAAAATATCTTTTATGCAGATGATGAAATAGGATGGTTTTTTGAAGAACTTAAAAAAATACAAGAAGCTTTAAATGAATTTACTTTAAAATAATTTGTAAATGTTAAAGAAAAAAAGAGGTAGAAAACCATCAAAAAAACAATATTTTACATCAGATGTAGATGCTGCTATACAAGAATATTTAATTGCACCTAGTCAAGAAAAAAGAGACGATATTTACAAAAATCGTATTCACTATGCTTTTTATAAATTAGCTGAAAATTTAATACATACATTTAAATTTTATTACACAGAAGTAGAGTCCTTAGAAGATTTAAAACATGAAGTAGTTTGTTTTTTCTTAGAAAAACTAGATTATTGGAAACCCGAAAAAGGATCTAAAGCATTTAGTTATTTTTCTATTGTAGGTAAAAATTATCTTATATTATATAATAATAATAATTACAAAAAGAAAAAACAAAAAGCAGACCCTTTAGCAGCTGATGAAGATGAAGGAGTACTACGCCAATTAGGAAGAGATGAACGTAAAAAAGAGCTAAAAGATTTTATAGACTATTTTACAGAATATGTAGATAAAAATATGTTTACTATGTTTAAAAAGGATCATGATAGAAAAGTATGTGATGCTGTAAATATATTATTTAAACGTAGAGAAAATTTAGAAATATTTAATAAAAAAGCTCTTTATATTTATATAAGAGAAATGACAGGAGTAGAAACTCCCGTTATAACTAAAGTAACTAAAATATTAAAAAAATTATATAAAAAATTATATGATGAATATATTGAAACTGGTTACGTAAAAGTTTAATTTTTCCCATATTTATAATAAAATAGTATGGATCCACTAAATCAAATATTATTCGATGATAAAACATTTAGTGATTTACTAAAAGAAATTCATGGTAATCAAAAGAAAAAAGCTAAACAACTAGCTCAACTTATTGCAGAATTACGTCCTTTAGTACAATCACTAGGTGATGCTACCGTTGTAGTTCCATTAATAAAAGAATATATGGAAATTAGTGTTAAAAATGATGATGCTTTATTAAAAATGGCAGCAGTTGTTCAACGATTATCTACAGGTACAGTAAATTCAGGTGATGGTGGATTATTAACAGAAGAAGAAATGGCTCAACTTCAAGATTTAACTGAAGAAATAGCTAAAACTGTTGAAAAACCAAAACAAATAGAAGCACCAGACCAAAATGAAACTAGCTAGAGTTCAAGAAATAATAACAGATAAAGAATTACAAGAAAAATATTATAATTTTTATGGAAAAGAAAATTCTATAGGATCTATTTTATTTACATTTATAGATGACCCTACCCCAGTAGATTTTGATTGTTCTAATTGTAAACTAGCTAAACCTTTTAATTATAATATATCACATTATCCCGTACCAGGTGAATTAGTTCATGTTACTATAGAACCTCATGAAGATTATAATAAAACAGGTAAAAAAATTTATTATTATCATCCTCCTATTTCTATTTATCAATTACCTACTAGTGATGCTTATCCTGATAGTTTAGATTCCAATAATGAATTTTATAAGGGACAGTATTTTCCGGATCCTTCTATTATAAACCCTTTACTTCCATATGAAGGAGATATTACGATAGAAGGTAGGTTTGGACAATCTATAAGATTTGGTTCTACTATAGACAATAATAAAGTATCAAAACCTAATAGATGGAGTAATGAAGGGGCTATAGGAAATCCTATTACCATCATTAGAAATGGACAAAGTTCTAATTTAAAAAATATAGAGGGAGGAGAAAGAATATTAGAAGATATAGATGGAGATCATTCCAGCATGTATCTTTGTTCTGATCAGCAGTTATCTAATTTTCAACCAGCTTCATTGCATGATGAATCATATGGTCAAGATATATTTAAAGAGATACAAAAAGAAGAACCAGCAATATCTGATACTGAAATGACATCAGATGTAAAAGAAGACATAGAATTAAATAGAGCATCTAATTTACCTGCAGAAGAGTTACAACAAATAGAAGAATCTATAGAGGATACAGAATTTGCATATTATGAAATAGAAGGAACTTCATTAGAAGATTTAGATAGTGATTTCTTTAAAGGTGCTGATGATTTAGAAATACCTAGTAGTTATAATATACCAGATAATATTAATACCGAAGATTTATAAAATGGCATTAGATTTTAGTTTTAAAGAATATTATGTATCAAATAGAGCAAATGCAAAAGGAATAGATAATTTTCCAGGAGTAGATAGTTTTAAAGGAACAGAATTTTCTTTTGCTAAAATAAAAAGTAATTTACAAAAAGTACATTATAATATTGTAGATCCCTTAAGAAAAGCTTTTCCCCCTTATACTAACGCAGGAAATAAAGATATATGGATTACATCAGCATATAGATGTGAAGCTTTAAATAATGAAGTAGGAGGAGTAACAAATTCACAACACAAATATGGTTTAGCTATTGATATTTTTAGTGTATCTCAAAAAGCCTCTTTAATATGGAATTGGTGTTATCAAAATTTACCTGCATACCATCAATTAATTTGGGAATATCCTGAATTTGGTGATTTTGTTGATGGAGCTAGAGATCCATTAACATGGATTCATATTTCTTATGTTGAAGAAAATAATATAAAAGTTAATTCAATAGCAACACAAAGAGAAGATTTACATGAAATGTATAAAGCAGAAGGGACAAGTAGAAATGGAGATTATACTCATGGCATTAAAATAGCAGATCAAAATTTAATATAATGGCATATATACCACAAGCACCAGGATCATATCAAGGAAATCAAGTACTAATTAACTCAGATAGATTAATTTTTAATGCAAAAGAAGATAGTATTTTATTATTTTCTGATAAAGCTATAGGTTTTAGTACTAATGGTAGTTTTCATTTTGATACTAGTTCAGACGAAAATGAAAGTAAATTTGTAATAAATTCTCCTAATATTTATTTAGGTTTAGAATTTGATAATACATTACCAGAACAACCAGCAGTATTAGGTGATGAATTATTATCGTCTTTAGTAGAAATATTAGATTTAATAGCAAAAATATATCAAGATTTATCTTTTAATATATCTTTTATATCAACAACACCTAGTACTCCTACAGGATTAAATCCTTCTAATTATAGTATAATGCAAAAAAGAATGAGAGAAATACAAAATGTTAGAAATAATTTTGAATCATTTAAAAGTCAAAACACTAAATTAGTATAATATGTCAACTCAAAGTATAAAAAATATAATATCTTCTCAATTAGATTCAGTTTTAGTAAGAGCTAAACAAAAAGTTAAAGATGAAGGAAAAAAGAAAATCATAGAATTAAAAAAACAAATCCCTACACCCCAACAACTAACAGAAAAACTTAAAGTAAATATAAATAAAGATGCTTGTAGTGTAGAAGGAGCTAATAAATTTCAAGATAAATTTACAAAAATAGATAATAGATTAAAAATAATAGAAAATCAAACTAGTAGTGCCTTAGATACTCTTCAATCAGTAGAAGATAAAATGAATGATATTATTAATGAAGCTGGTAGTGGACCAATAGGAAAAATCAAAACAACATCAGATGCTTTAAGAAATATAGTTCAAATATTTGAATATATAATAACGTTATCTCCCTTATTATTTTTAGCAAATTCAGGACCTACAAGCTCCGGAGCTATACAAGATCAAATAACTGAAAAAAGAGATACAGCTAAATCTAAAGTAGGAGAATATTTAGCTTTATTTGCTACTATACCTTTTATAATAACTCATTTTAAAACTCAAGCAGGAGAAGTAATAACCCCTCTAACTGGATTAAAAAATAAAATTCAATTTATAAAAAATGAAGTAATTAAGTTAAGATTATATATAAGAAGTCTCTTATTATCTTATGAACAACGATGTGATACTTTTGTAAATGATCCTAATAATAATGATAATCCAGATCCAACTACTAATCTTTCTGATTTAGATAAATTATTACAACTTTTACAACAACAATATAGTGATGTTTATAACCAGTTAATAAGTTCTGGAAATACACTAGCTATTCAACGAATTTATACTATTAATAAAAATCTTGAAGAAGATTTTAATATTAGTTTTAAAACTATTAACCCACAACAAGGAGAAGGATCAGATTACCCAGGAAATGGTTAATAAATGGATAAAA